ACAATCACCACTTTTTACTGTATAATTCTGTCCGCTTGGTTTAGATGCTGCCGTATTATTTGTAGTTACTGTTCTAGTTACTACTGGTGGCTTGTATTGTTTAATTGTTACCTGTACTGTTTTTGTGGAATATTCTCTATATTGTTTTAATTTTATTTTTACTTTTGTATCAAATCCTTCATCTGTTGAATCTGTTATTGTATAATCTTCAATTGATACTTTTATGTTTGTATCAAATATACTATTACCATTTGGAAATTTTCTAATAACTATAAATTGAAATGCCGATTTATTTACCTTTAAATTTTCTAAAACTCCTAAATAATATTTAGCATTTTGAAAATTATTTTTATACATTGCGAATGGATATTTAACATTTGGAAGTAAAACTTCAAACTCTATACTTGTTAGACCTGGATTTTTTAAAACATTTATTTCTGAGTAGTTCATCAAATCATATGTTTTATTTTGATTACTAATCTTTAATTCTAATTTTTTAGGAGGAATGGGAAGAAGCACATTTCCTAAATAAAAATAATATGCCATAAATTCGTTCCTCCTTATTCATGTATTCCATCAGATACATATTCTAATTCTTCTTCTAATTTAGCAGTTAGCTTATTTGTTACTTGATCTACAATTCCATCAATGTCTTGTTCTCCATTTATACTATTGTTATTAGTTAAGTTAATGGTTAATGGTACTGTAGTAAATCTATTTATTGTATCCCTTTCTGCTAAATCAATCAGATATTTCAAATCTTCATCTGTTATATCTGCAGTATTGTTTGCTATATCTTTGGTATTACCCGCAATATCGCCAAGAGTTCCTGCATTATCTCCTCCAAAACTTGATGGATCTAAAGAAAAGTTGCTTAATGCATTCTTTATAGCATCTCCTGCACCTTTGGCCCAGTCATTTCTACTATCAACTCTGTCTTGTCTAGTAGTATTTAATTCAATTGCTTTATTTTGAATATTAGTAGCAGATGCACTAAGATCAGAACTCATTTTTCCTTTTATAGTATTAATTTGATCCATTGTTCCATCCATCTGACTAGCCATTTCCTGCAATTTAGAGTTTCTATCAATAATATTATTTGCCATTTTTCCTGCAAAATCATCTGCAAAATGTGCTGCTTCAACTGTATCTATTTCGACACCTGGTATTTTATTTAACACAGTTATGATTGCATTAACTATTGATACTATACCATTATACAAACCTTGAAATATAGATAATACTCCAAGACATACCGCTTCAACTCCTGTTTGAAATCCATACCATGCAGTCATTAATCCTAGCACTACAGTTTGAATTCCAAGCCATAAAAATAAAGCAGCTAGTTGTAATCCATACCAAACGGCTTGAATTCCTAAACCTGCTACCATTATTCCCAATCTTAATGCATCCCAAAGATAAAGAATAGCATATGCTACTTTATCATTTGTAAACCATAAATATGTCAAAATTGCAATTAAAGCAATTATAAGAATTACAATCCATGTTATAGGGCATGCTAATAATGCAGAATTCAATCCCCATTGAGCTGCCGTTGCAGAAAGAGTTGCTCCAGCTTGCATCATACTCGCAGCTGCTTGAATTCCTTGTACTAATGACATGATAGATAATATTCCACTAGTTATTCCAGAAATTATATTAAATGCTACATATGCTGCAACAATTCCCAAAATAATTGGTGCAACTGGCTCTAATATACTAACTAGCCAAGAAATACCTTCTACTAAAGTTAATATTCCCTGTGCTGCTAAACTAGCGCCATCTATAAACATATTGAACATTTCTTGAACTTGTTGATTGTTTGCTAATTCATTTATTTTTACTAATACAGGATCTAATGCCTTGACTGCTACATTTTTCATTCTGGTCCATATTTGTCCCCATGTCATTGGCATCTTACTATATCTTGCATTTATTTGATCTGCAGATGCAAACATAGCATTCTTTATTATATCTGCTGTAATTAAACCTTCTGATGATAATTCTTTTAATTCTCCTTTAGATTTTCCTGTATATTCAGCTATAGCTTCTGCTAATAAAGGTGCATTTTCCATAATTGATCTAAATTCATCACCTTGTAGTTTTCCAGCTGCCATAGCTTGAGTTAATTGATACATTGCCGCAGTTTGTTCCTGTACACTTGCTCCACTTATTGTAAAGTTTTTGTTCATTAATTCTGTAAATGCAACAATTTCATCTGTATTTTTAAAACTGTCTCCTGCTAATATTCCCAATTTAGCCACTACATTTGAAGTTTCAAGAAAATCTGACCTAGTTCTATTAGACATAGCAAAAATTTTATTTTCAAGTTCTGCAACACTACCATTATCATCAACAATTAATTCTAGTCTAGATCTATTACTTGTTGTTGTATCTGATAAATTAACTAAACTCTTTATTGCTGTTACACCACCAAGAGCAAGCACAATATTTTTTACTGTACCTAAAAGTTTATTACTACTTTCATTTGCAGTATTTATACTATTATTAAATTGTTCTTGATTATCATGTCCATTTTTTACACTTTTTGCTACATTATCATAGTTACCTTTTAGACTTTGAACTAAATTTCTTTGTTCTCTAACACTTGCTATAATATCTTGGGCCCTTGCTGTTTGTGTTCCTTCAGCAGCAATTATCTTTCTTGCTTCAGCTTCTACTTGCTTTAATACTTGTAATTCTGCTTGATATGTTAGTTCCGTTTGCAATGCTGCAGAGTTTAACTTTTCAGCATTATTTATAGACTTTGTTGGTGCAACTGACATTTCATTATTTAGATTTTTAAAACCTCTTGTTGTTCTATTTAGATTTGAATTTATCTTTGCGAATACAGAGGAAGCCATATCTTGAACCACTATCGAACTTCTTATAGTAGCCATATTCTCCTCCTTTTAGAAAAAATAAGATATAATTACTTTTTCTTTATTTTTGCTGCCTCTTTCTTTTCATCATCTACTCGTAATTGTATTGATGCTATGACAAAGGCTTTTTCTTTGAAATCTAAATTTAGAAATTCATGCGGAAATCTATGAAGTTTTTGAAGGCAATAATGTGCAAATACAGCATCACTATCGCCTTCTTGTATTAGTTTTTTGCTTCTTCAACCGCATCATCTAAACTATATCCATTTATTCTTTGAATTTCAGCCATAAGGTCATCATATTCTCCTGGATTTAACAAGTGCTTTTTCAATAATTTTATTGAATCCATTTCTCCATAGAAGTTTTGTAACTCAACATTATGAAGGTCTGGATATACCACACATTTATCAGCTAGCAATTCTAAATATTTTACAGTGTCAAATTCTTGTTTCATTCTTTTTCCTGCTTGAACTTGTTTATAGCATTGTTTCCTTATTGCATCATTTTCATCTGCAGTAATAGTTTTTAATTTCCATTTTTCAGCATTTCCATCTTTATCTTTAAATCTATTAGAAGCTACATACTCAACTTCCTTTACTTCATCTTTCAACATAAAACTTTCTAAACTCATATCTTATCTTTCCTTTCTATTTTTTATTTATTATTATAATTATTGCATACCTGCTAATTGTGTAAATTTAGTTGGATTAGCAAAATCCTCAAATGTAAAGTCTATTTCTTGTTCTAGGAAATCTCCATCTACATCAAAAGCTGCTAAAACTCCTCCATCTACATTACATCCCATAAATACCATTGTGCAAATTCCTGCTGCAGATGTTGGATCTTCATTTGTTACTTGAATATCAAAATAAACATCCTCTCCAGTATTTTTGTATCTTTCCATTAACTCATCAAATATAGATGTGTTTTTATAAATAGTAATCTTTCCTGTACCTTTCCAGCCAGTTGATTTATTACCAGAACCTGTTTTTCCTAATATATTAAGTTCTTTTTTAGTTTTTTCAAATTTAGCCTCAAAATCTTTACCTTGCATTAGTAAATATCTTCTGTTTTCAATAGTTACAAAACATTCAGCTAATTTTGCACTGATGGCATCTTTTGCATTCATTGTAATATTTCCCATCTTTTTTCCTCCTTATAAAAAAATTAAGAGAACATTTCAATTGTTCTCTTTTACTCTACAACTACTGTCATATATAATTTTTCCATAGCATTAATTACTTGTACATTCGTATTAATTGTTACTGATTTTTTGTCATTTCCTATTTCAACACTTATATCAGCATCTTCAAAATTTTCAATAGCTTGAAGTGTTTGATAGTCTTTAAATAATGCAATTATATCACTCCAAAGTGAAGTTCTTCCTGCTTCATTATTTGCTATTTTTCCAAGATATTTAGAATTGAATACACTAGCCACATCTGAAGCAATTTGATCTAATACTCTTATTGTTTGATTAGATTTGAATTCTTCTCCTTTTTCAGTTGTTGTGTCAACTAAACTATTAATATCCACTAATACTCTAATTTCATCTCCAACTTTATGAAGTACAAATTCTCCATTATCAATAGATGTTTCTAATTGAGCTTGTGTATAATCTGCATTAATTGTATATTCTCCATCATATGTTTTGTTAGTATTTGATTTATTTATCTCACATCCTGCAATTACTCCAGTTACCCAATAAACAAGTGCTGATTCATCTTCAACTGTTGTATTTTTAACATTTACAACACCTTCATAATTTGCAGCATTGTTAAATAATACTACTTGGAATTTTATACCTTGCTCATCTCTTAATCTTTTAGCATATTGAACGTATAAATTAGATGTAGATTCATCTTTAACAGTACATCCAATTGCATTTACTTGATATGATTCTAACTTGTCTAAGAAGTTTTGGTGTGCTT